TTACAACGATTTCTCTGTGCGAGCGACCTTTTTAATGCCGTCTTCTTTTAAGCCTAGTTCTGTAGCAAGGTAATCAAATACCCCAACTTTAGAAATGGTTGCGGGCACAACTAAAAAACCATCTTTAGTGATGGTTCTTTGTGTAGCTGCTTGAGTGGTTTTGTCTGTAAATTTCATTTATTTACCCCAATAAAAAACTCGGCAATTTCAGGCCGAGTTGAATTTAGTATCTTAAGAGTGATAAAATAAGCCAAGCCACAGGCAATAGGGCATAGCACGTTTCGGACGTTAAGCAGACGCCATTTGTGAGTCAAGCACTATGCGGAGCTTGTGGCTTTCTTTTTCCTTTTAATCCACATTGTTTTAACTGCAATCTTCTTGTGTCTCTTCCTAACTTCCTGCACGCTGAATATTTCGTCATCAATCTCTTTTTTAATCAAAAACGTTTCATTCCCTGAATCGCTTGTCCCAGTGTACTCAATGCTATCAAACATACCCATCGCTCATTGCTAATTGGTGTCTTGGTTCGAAAATTAACTGATAACCCTTTCCATTGTGTCTTCTGTATTTTCGGATTGGTTTCGGAAGAAGATCATAAGTTCCGTTTCTCATAAATCTAAAATAGTGCATTTGGCAAACGCAATCAGCTTTATACATAGCCTCTCTGTTGCAACCATCAATCTTGCATTTCATTTTCTAATTCCTTGTTCTTCAATCTGTATAGTTTTAGCATTTCTTTAAGCTCAGAAATTTCCCATTTTTTAATTCGATGTTGATTTTCTTCCAACCACTCAACCTCTTGCTCGCCAATCTTCTCGACTAGTCTTGGTCTATATCCATGTATATTTCCGCCACCTACGAAAAGATTGCATCTGATACAGCCAGAATGGATATTCCTCTCATCAAATCTTAAAAATGAGCTTCTTCCCTGCGGAATAAAATGAGACGCTTGAAAACTAGGTTTCCATACCGTTCCACAAGCAATACAAGGTTGTCCTTTATCTCTCAATCTTATAAATTTATTTACCTCTTTTTGAAGAGCTTTTAGCCAATGCCCTCTCACCATCTAGTAATCTTTTTTTACGCTCTATCTGTTCTTGTTTTTCCGCTTTCTTTTGCCTTTTTCTTGATTGTTCTCGGACTAATTTAATCGCACATTCAGGCGAGCAAACTTTTTGTGTTGAGCTAAAGGTTTTTACAAACGCTTTGCCACAAACTTTGCATTTATACTCTTTCGCCATTAGCCAAACACCATATTAAACATTACCCAAACTGCCGCAATCAAAAGTACAATTTTTAACTCCAAAATCTCATCATCGTTTAAGCGTTTCATTTAAATCCCCATCTATCGTTAAATCTCACGCCATTTTGCACGCCCCAACTGGTCACATACTCGATTAGGCTCGCCATTCTGCTCACGCTCATTTGAGCCGAACTTTCACGGATATTCACAAATTCCCCCTCAAGACCTGGCACAACATCTGCTTTTTGGTTTGTGGCGATTGCGTGACCCGAAATGAACAATACCTTCCATTGCTCCATTGTGAGCTTACGCCCCATAAATTCAGCCTGATTTGCAACATCTTGGCACATAGCGTGAAACTTGGCATTTTGCTCAAGGTTGCGTGTTATTGGTTGGATTTTGACTACCAACGGATTTTTATCGTCCGTTGGCAGTTCCTTGATTAAATCCAAGCAATTATTTTTAATGCGTTGATCACGTAAAAAGAAAGGTTTGTATTGGCTCATAACATCATTCCCAACGCTTAAATAACATCGCAATACTCATTCTTTGTACTCCACGCCTAAATCTTCCAACCCAAAATAACCACAAGATTTTGTTCGATTTACTGCACTGAATTTGCTTACCTGCGGAAACGGTATCGGCTCAATTAAGTGACCGTTACAGCGAAAACGATCGTCATCCCATTCGCTGCTCGATATAAAATAATCTGGCGTATAAAAATCCTCTAATTCCGCACCGCACTTTGGGCATTTGTAGCTTGTCATTGCAATGCTCCTTTCATCATTGCCATCAAGCTATCGCGCGCCTTATCAGCCTTCGCTTTATCGTAAAAACGTGGCTTTTCAGGAATCATTTTCGGAATATCCTCAAAAGGAAAATTCGACCGCACTTTTTCTGCCGCTTTTGTGAGTAATTTCGGAATAGCTTTCAACGTGTCCTCTTCCGATTTTTTCTTGCACTTTTCGTACAGATTTTTAAGCAACCAAAATTCCACTTTTGAACGATATTGAAATTCATCCCGATTGAATCGGGCATAGCCTAAGAAAGTTTTATAACGCTGGTATAATTCCGCTTCGTTCGGTAAGCCCAATACGTGGTAGTCCAGAACTTTGCATGCTTGAATAAATTCACCGACACTTGGCAAATATCCATTTGGCTTAGCACGCATTTCCGCCATACCTCGTTTGACTTGTGTTATTTTTGTAATTCCATTTTCAGCAAAGCCTAAAATCCACTGGCGTTTTACTACCTGCAATCGCTCTGGGGTAAGGTTAAGCAACTGAGGGCAACTAGCACAAAGTTGGTCGAACAACGTATCAATAAATTTCTCCACTTGTGCTGATACACCTTGGTGCAATGATTGATTAGTTAATTGGTTCACAGTACATTCTCCCAGTCTTCAGGACGATTCCACGGCAACGCATTTTTTTCTTCAAAACTCATTTTTTGTGCTTGGGATGTTCGCAGTTTCTCATCACGCCAATCCCACGATGCGTTAAATCCCTGCCAGTTGCGTTCGATGCAAATCTCCACCACTTCACAAATCGAAATTCCTGCTTTGTCCGCTTGTTTTTGCAAACGGCTAAGTTGCGTTTCGCTAATTGCCCCTCGCTTAGTTTTACGATGCGCAATAAAATCTTTAGCAAGCTGTCCTGTTATGCCAAACCGCTCAAGCAAAATTTCGGATTCGCTTTTTTGCGTAGTTTTTTTAGGTTCATTGACTGGTTCTAAAGAGTGACTGGTTATGGGTGAAATATTTTCACTACCCCCTAGTGCAAAATTTTCACTACCTAGTGAAATATTTTCACCACCCAGTGCAAAATTTTCACTACCTTGTTCAAGGTGTAAAAGATATAAATTTGAGATGGAACCATCTTTATTTTTACGTTCTTTTTTGCTTACTAATCCCATTTTGATTAAACATTCAATGTGACTGATTGCACTACGTCGGGTCATCTCGCATTTATCGGCAATGTATTGATAACTAGGAAAACAAATTCCATCATCATTGGCATTATCAGCGAGTTTTAAAAGCACAAGTTTTCTAGCAGGATTGCCAACCTTACAATTCATTGCTTGAACCATTAATCGCATACTCATAGCATCAACTCCGAAGCATAACGTGACGCGATAAATTCAATGCCTTTGCTTGTTACACGTGTCTGAGTGTAATTGTGACCGTGTTCAGCGGTGCCTGTTTTAACCGTAAAAAGATCTTTGGTGTGTGCCGATTGATAAGGCAAAAGCACGCCCGATTGACGATACAAATATTTATCTTCCACCAAGCGATTGACCAATGCACGCTCAGATATTTTCAAAATCTTCGCCGTCTCACGAAATGATTTACTCGTCCCCACTTCCACATAGTGATCGACAAAAGCGACTTTAGGTGCATTGCGCTCTTTTTCTGCTTGCAACTGAGCAGCTAACATCAACGCCTCAGAAAAAGATTGCGGAATAAGTGCGGTTGGTTTTTGTCGATTTTCCAACGCTTGCCAGCGATCGACCACTGCGGCGGTAAATTCAGGCGATAAGCGAGCGACAACAACAAACGTATCCCGCTTGTTTAACTCATAGTAATCAAACCATTGATTTCTATACTCAAATTTTAGTGGCTCAATTTGAGCGACTAAATTTTGTTCAATCAAATCACGAATAACACGTAATACATTTTTGTGTTCTTTATGTGTAATCTCCGCAATTTCCCGACTACTCATCGTCAAAATACTTGCGTTTTCTTTCGTCATCGTTAATAATTGGTTCATCTGTATATTCCTTAATGAATTAGCCACGGTTCCCGCCGTGGTTTTTTTATTTCTTGTGTAACACAATCGCACATTCAATCGAATGTTGCGTCGCTGCTAAATGCTTACTCAATGCTTGACGGATTTTGTCTTCTTCTTTCGAAGTGATTTCACCGTCTTCTAATGCCTTTTCTAATGCCGCAAATAACAAGCCACGCGCAGAAAGCTCGTGCAGTTGTAAATTGGCAAGCTCAACCTTGTCTAATTCATCCTCCGCTACATCTGGCACAAAACGTCCACCAGAATTTCGGCAAAGCTCATCGATAAAATCAGTGCATCCATACTCAAGTTGCAGTGCAATCAATTCTTCATTTTTGAATCGTTGGCCCTTTATTTGATAAAGGCGATTCTTTAATTCACTTTCGGTAAAACCTAGGAATCCAGCTACCGCACTTCTCCCCCCAGGAATCCGATCAACCATTTCGATAATAACTTTCTTCATTTCCATAATTTTTGCCTTATTTTTATGGTTTTCTTTTTGGTAAAGGTTGGTAAATTAATCCCACAAATCAGGACGTAATTCGGATTTCTTGACTTTTCCATCTGTAAGTTCTTCAATCTTTGCGCAACGTTCCGCAGGTACTTTTTCACGCCACTTGGAAACAGCCCAAGGGGTAAGATTGAAATGTCGAGCCATAGCCGAAATACCGCCCACGATTTCATAAGCTTTTTCGATTGGTAGCATTTTAACCTCTTTATTCTATTTAAAGTAGTATAATTCTACTATTAAAAATAGAATTGAATCAACCATTTTAATTTTGTATCTTCTACCTTTAGTAGAATAAAGGAGTGTCTATGACAGATTTAGCAAGCCGACTTAATGAATTAATGGCTAAACAAGGCAAAAATATTGTGGATTTACAAAAAGCTGTTGGCGTAACCTATGAAATGGCTAGACGTTACACTTTAGGCACTGCAACCCCGAGAGATAATAAAATTGAAGCTATAGCGAAGTACTTTGGAGTTACCCCTGCTCATTTGAAATACGGAACAGTCGATTCTTTAGAAAATCAAGTAACTTCTAATGTGAAAGACGTTGGCTCATTCGACTTATGGGATCGCAATACTCCACTAAATAGCGATGAATACGCCGTTCCGTTTTATCAAGACATTCGCCTTGCTGCTGGAAACGGATTTGCTGATGACATAGCGGACTATAACAACTTCAAATTGCGTTTTTCCAAATCAACACTACGTAAACAAGGCGTACAGTACGAAAATGCGGTATGTGTGATTGCTGACGGAAACTCGATGGAGCCTGTTATTCCGGATGGAACAACAGTTGGCATTGATCTTGGTAATAAAACAATCCGAGATGGGAAAATATACGCAATAAATCACGGTGGGCTACTACGCATAAAGCTACTTTACAATATGCCAAACGAACAAGTGAAAATCCGCAGTTATAACACCGAAGAACACCCTGATGAAATAGCAGAACTACAAGATATTTCTGTGTTAGGGAAAGTGTTTTGGTATTCAGTATTATTATAGAAAACATAATAACTAAAACGACTTCTACATAAGTTACCCAAGGAACCAACTATGGATATTCGATTATGGAGATCTATTGTTAGACAAAGAACATTACGAGCTCTCACAAGTAAAGAAAAGAAAATCAGACAAAGAGGCGGAAAGCCTAAATATAAACATCTTGCTCATAAATCCTTTAATCTTTTTGAGGTTATCGCCCCATATAAAATTATTTTAGCTAAAGAAATAGGGTATGAATTTGTAGCATTTAAAGAAGAGCTCGAAGAAAAAGCAAAACTAGCAGCACGAAGTCGAAGTCGCCTGAAACTAAATTTTCGGGACACTGATATTATCGATGCTGCCGCTTGTAGCGTTTTAATAGCTGTTTTAGATACGATAAAATCGCAATATAGAACCTTGAAATTTCAAATTGTAAGACCAAAATCAAAACCAGCAGATCATCGTAAACATATTCCCTATGATGTTGATGCTATATTTTGTCATATAGGACTATATAAATCCTTAGGGTTTAATTATACATCTTCATCTTCTCAAGAAAATGTGAAATGTTGGCATTATGTTTATAGTGATAGTGCAGATGGCGAAATCACAAAGCCACTATTAGATGAACTTAAAAGTATGGGGGTGAAAGGGATATATCCTAGTTACATTGAAGCGATTGCAAATGCGGTAGAACATGCTTACGCCCAAAATATTTATAGTGAACGAGAATTTCCTATAAAACGTTGGTGGATGTTGCTTGCTATCCTAGAAGGAAAATTGTCACTTTTTGTTTGTGATTTGGGTCACGGGATCCCTAATACCCTAGAAAAAACACAGAAAGCAAATGTACTTTCTGCTATTTGGAATAGACTAAAGCAGCTGGGGAAACCGACAAAAGATTGTTTATATATAAAAGCCTCTACCCTCATTAAAGAAACCCGAACAGGATTGGGACATAGAGGAAAAGGGGGAAGTGATATTCGAGCATTTATTGACAAAACACCAGGAAGCAGGCTAATAATTCGTTCAAATCGAGGAATGTATGTGTATAATGGCAAAGATAAGCCAGATTTAACCAAAGAATCTAGATACTCTATTAATGGTACTGTTGTTCAGTGGAACATTCCGCTACAAGAAATTAAGGAATAATAATGCAAACTATTTATGTAAAAGATTTCAGCCAATATCCAGGTCCACGTTACATTAAAGATGGTAAAGCTAGTGGAGAGGAATTTAGAGATTCTATTCTTATCCCAGCAATAAAAAGGGATCCTGATATCATTCTTAATTTAGATGACACAGAAGGATATGGCTCTTCATTTCTTGAAGAAACTTTTGGAGGAGCAATTAGAAAAGGTATTTCTCCAGAGGTTGTTTTAAATCTTGTTAAAAACCTTATTTCAAATGACGACCATGATATTATTGACGAAATTAAAAGTTATGTAGAAAAAGAGATTGAGATTTTATCTTTGAAGGATAATAAATGACTCTTTCTGATCTAATAGCTTTCTCCGCGCTTATAGTTTCTATCTTTGCGTTACCTATAAGCTATATATTAGGCGCAAGGGGTTTAAAAAATACAGCTTATAATGGAGAGCTCTCAAAATTATCTGATTTGTGCGATCTTGTTTTTACAGAAGCGTTAAATATCCACAAAAAGACACAATCAAATTTAAGTGATGAAATGGATTACCACCTGATGATTGCATTTCATAAAAGATTGCAATCAAAATGTCTGGAAATTAAAAGCCTATCAAATTCAGAACGTTACCCTAGAATGGAGTTAAGAGAAGTAAAACAAGCAATTACAGATCATCTTGTATCAGATAATCTTGAGGTAAGGAACACTGCAATGCGTGGACTAATTTATAAGTTAGATGCACTAAAGACTTTCTTTACTCCTAAATTTATATGACACCTAAACCGCCTTCGTGGCGGTTTTCTTTTTCCTAAAACTCACCGAAACACCTCAAAAATCGACCGAACTTTTCACCTCCCTCACCTAATTTGCCTAAAAAACAGGCAATCAAACAACTTTTCTCAAAATTCTTTTCTTTTTAAATCAACGGATTACAAATTAAAGTAGAGAATAAATCTACTTTTGTGCAAATTTTAGTTGCAATTAAATCTACTTTAAGTAGAATTAGCCACATCAAAACGAGATACACAATCTCAATGCTCTTTAAAAATTTGTGATGAAAAAAAGCCCTGCGAACAGGGCTTAGTTATTAAGATTCATAAATAGGTGTCTTTCTATCAGTATCCATAACTAGACCAATGCAATGTAGGCAGTTTTGTTTGGTTGTATAACCCTCGCTAACTGCAATGGTTTCATGATTGGCGGCTTTTAGTCGCCAATACCACTGATTGTTTACACCCTGAAATATCTGAAAATACATAGAGGTAGTTCCTTATGCAAGAAGAAATGAAACGCTATGCAATTTCTTATCACTTCGACGGCAAAAGGTGGGCGACAGATGTTTACGCCCATTCATTCGAAGAAGCGGAAGAAAAGCTAAAAGCAATGTCCCAAGGTACTGTTGACGGCGAGATTCACCTTTCAGTTTACATTCCTGAAAATCCGCTATCGAAAGTATCAAGGTTGATTACAAGAATAGCTAAAAAGTTTATGTAAGTCAGTGACTTTCATCACAAATTTTAAACAATTTGGTTAAAGAAACTCACTCGGCGGAAGCGCAGACGGAAGCCCAACGGTGCTAAGCGGTCGTTAGATTGAAAGCCCTAACCTACTTAGTTAAGAGTGAGTTTTAAAGTCTGCCCATGCAAAGCCAATGAAAAACGGTGCAGTTGCCGAAAGTGGAGCTCAAGCAGGCGAATATCCCAATGTGGATATTTCAAAACACATTTGCTAGTACAGAGACACAACGGCATGTGAAACCGTTGCGAATGATAGATGAAGTGTGTTTTGAAATGGCAGACATAAAACAAACGAGGTTCAAATATGGAAGAAAAACAAGAAAAAAGCCTATCTGATAAAGATAAAAATCTAATCAAACAGGCTGTATTAGAAAGTGCTGATAAAAATACAAATTTAACACCAAGTGAATTAGCTGAGAGTGTATGTTCGGCAGTGATGTTTATTGATTCTTATGGGCGTTAAAAATATCTGAACTGGAAATGCTATCATCAATAGATTCTTGCAATCTTGATGATAATGTTGAAACAAATCTGGCAATATCTTCGGCCACATACTCATTAACTTCTCGCAAATATTGAGAGTTTGTTTTTAAAATATCTCTTGCCATAACAAGAGCTATTTTATCTGCTGCTATTTTTTTCATGATGCTTCCTTATTTTTTGTGTTGTGGTTGAGGGAAATTATATTCCTTATGTGTTGTGGTGACAATAAGGACTTGAGCCTTACAAGTATAAAGAAAGGCACTCATCATTAACCTGTTTTGAGTTTTAGACAATTTGGCTACAGAATCACAGTGCATAACGGTGCTAGGCGGTCGTTAGATTGAAAGCCCTAACCTACTTAGCAACACTGTGTTTTGAATATCTGTCCAAGTGGAAGCCTGTGAAAAACGGTGCAGTTGCCGAAAGTGGAAACAGACAGGTAAACCGAACCACACCTTTTGGTCTGTTTTCAAGTTGGTTAAAAATGGGAAAGCGACAGACAGCAAACGTTAGCTAAAGGCGTGACATACCGGAAAGACGGTAAATTTCAAAGCGTACTCAGCAGAGAGTGAATCCAAGCGCACAGAAACACAAATGCAAGACAGAGTGCGCTTTGAAATGGCAGACAAACGAAGTTAGCCGAGCATGAGGGCTTAAAACTTATGCGGTTCCTTAGTTTTTCCCTCTGTAAAACGAGGGCTTTTTTATCCCGAAAAATTACCTTACAATCAGAATAATTTTTAATATATAAAGGGAATGCTATGAAAACCGTTAAAGCAAGACTGACTGAGTTAAAAAACTTAATTAATACAAAAATCAACGAAGACTATGAGTGGATGGGTGAAATAAAATCACCCGAAATTATCAAAGAAATAGAGCAACTTTATCCCTTAATAGAGAAAATAGAAAAATCTGGAAAAAGTCTTGAAATTTCCTATGCAAAATATATTTCTCTTCAATTAATTAAAAAAATAATTCGCATCCTCAATAAAAAAAGAGCGAGTAATAAATGGGATGAATATGATGTAAATTCATTTATTTTATCTCTAATCAAACTAAGAATGACAATCAAGGAATTATATTTAATTGAAGTTAAGGGTGAATTAAGAACAGAAGAAGAACTCAATGCTATTGCTGCAGATATATCCAAAGCAAAATTGAATTTAGAAGAGCACATCTCACTTGAAGAGCAATTAGTAGAGAATAAAAAGGAGTTCGAAAATTTAAAAAACTCACTGATTACACTCAAAAAATCTTATAACGACGCACAAGAACAAATAACTGAAATTTCCCAGTGGCACGAACAGTCAGAGAAATTAAGTGGCGACATTTCGAACTATGAATTCACCGCACAAAATAATCTTACTAAAATTACGACATTAGCAACCACAGCGGAAACCAATAAACCCCAAATCGAAAAATATCATGAAGATATTGAAGGTATGATTAAATTATTCAATAAACAAAAAGAGGAGATTGAAATGATTATTGAAGACGCCAACCGAGCAAGCATGGCAGGTTCGTTTAAAACTCAATCTGAAAATATCGATAGTAAAATGAAAGCTGTAGATAAAATTTTGCTTGGGTCACTTGTTGCAACATCTGTTATTTCATTGTTCAATTATTCAACAAGCCTGAGTGCAGCAGACAGCCTTAATATTTTACAATTTCTTGCTAAGTCCATTGTGACAATCCCGTTACTTGTCATCGCCTGGTTAAAAGCAAAAGAACGGGCTTATCTCTTTAGATTAAGGGAGGATTATAACTACAAATATTCCTCAGCAATGGCATTTGAAGGTTATAAGAAACAAGTACAAGAACAAGACCCTAAATTACATCAGCAACTTCTGCAAATTGCCGTGGATAATTTGGGGATAAATCCAACCAAAGTCTTTGACAAAGATTTAAAAAGCACACCACTTGAAACAATTATCGATGGAGTAGGAAAACGCCTGGATAAAGCTGTTGATGGTATTAAAGGAGAGGTGAATGACATTCCAAAGAAAACAAAAGAATTAATTGATGATGAATAACTCGCTCCCTCAAATTCTCAGCGCTTTTTATTTGACACCGCCCTCACTTCGGATTAAGATAACCACACTTTCAACAGAAAGTCGGGAATGTCGCAGTTTCTGAATAACTTGGAGCGGTGGAAAGACAGACGCTCAATGCGTCTTTTTTTATCGCCACAAAACAGCTATTCTACCTTTTTCATAAATTTATGAAAAAGCCCAATGATGAACTGTTTAGGAGGATCGAAAGATCCGCCGTTTTGCTCTAAGTACGGTACTGCGAATCCTATTCAGTTCATCACCAACTATTCGCAGTGGTTCGTGATGAGTTTTAAAACTTAACTTAGAGTATATCACAATGACAAACTCAAACTTAATTCCTGTTTTTAATGGCTTAATCCAAAATCAACCCGTTCAAATTTGCAACGCTCGTGAACTTCACGCATTCCTAGAAATACAAACTCGTTACAATGACTGGATCAAAAACCGCATCAACGAATATGGCTTCATCCAAGATGAAGACTACCTCGTCATTACCGAACGCACCAATGGACGCCCACGCAAGGAATATCACATCACCCTCGATATGGGCAAAGAACTCAGAAATTAATTGCGCCATTTAAAGCGTCTAATCAAATGAACTGGGAAAGAGCGAAAAACCTCATCGCCCAATAAAACATCACAAAATCCGACCGCACTTTTTTAAGCCTGCGGCGGATTATCACACCTAAAATCCGACAAAAGGAACAGAAAATGAACAAATTAATCATTACGCTCGTGTGTGCATTTGTGGTGTATATGCACACGCCCTAAACCTTAATCAAGACTGTGACGGCAAAATCTGTCATGCCGAACAGACACAACAATATTAACGAACCACCGCTCTTATGGGCGGTTTTTTATTGGAGGAAATATGGAATCAATTAAACTTTCGCAGAAAGCCGAAGAAGAAATTGTGAATGCGGCAAGAATGGCGGCGTTATCTAATTTGACCGAGAAAAGCCAAAATTTAATTACGCTTGAGGATATCGCAATATATTTTGGGGACACTATCAAACCGTTGCCAAGATTATTTCAATAACTGCCTAATTTTCCCAAACCCGTTACAGTCGATCAACAAAATTCTCGCCCACGCTATATCGCAGGCGAAGTTGTTCGTTGGGGCGGATCAATGCTAAACACATATTAGCTAATCGAGTAATTCCGCCACCTCCGCCATATCAGGGGCATAATAAACATTTTGTAAAATCGAAATATCTTTATGCCCAGATATTTTGGCTAATGTCATTACATCTACTTTTTTAGATAGTCTAGTTAATGCCTCACGCCGTGTGTCGTGAAAATGCAAATATTCTCGCTCGGCAAGTTTTTTGAGTTTTCGGAATGTTGCATCAAGCACACTAGACTTAATATCAAAACACAATTCCTCATCCCCTATCCGACTAACATCAGATATATATTTATCCGTAACTGGATGGCGCAAAAAGCGATTCAGCCGATTAAATTCGTGCTTTTCTCCACGCTTTGTTGGCGTAATTTCGTTCAAATACCGCTTAATAACATCAGAAAATAATGTATCAGGTTGCAATCCTTGCGACTGCAATTCCATTTTCTTTTCTTCCTCCGCGCCCCATTTCAT